TGTTGTCTTTGGTGCTGATGTAAACTCAAGCATTATTCCTAACACAGATGATACATACGATTTAGGTTCTACTGGTCAAGAGTGGCGTGACTTGTTTGTTGATGGTACGGCACATATAGACACACTAGACGTTGATGTTAATGCTACAGTAGCAGGAACTTTAGGTGTAACTGGCATTGCTACATTTACTGATGACATTATTATTGGTGACGGTAAGACCATTGGTTCTACATCTGACGTAGATGCTATTACTATTGCTTCTAATGGGCAAGTTACTCTTACACAAACATTAATAGGTACTGAGTTAGACATTAGTGGTGCTATTGATGTAGCTGGCACAGCTAACCTTGATATAGTAGACATTGATGGCGCAGTAAATATGGCTACTACTGCCTTAGTTACTGGTGTCTTGACTACTACAGCTACACAGGTAGCAACTGGTGGAATCACAAGTGGTTCAAACATTGTTTCTGATACAGACAGTACTGATGATCTTGGTACAACCAGTGTTCGTTGGGCTAACTTGTTTGTTGATGGTATTACTGCAACTGATCAGATAACAGCTACTGGATTTACTGGTACATTAGATGGTATTCTTGGCTCTGGTACTGCTGCTGCTGCAACTGTAACAACTCTTGATACAAGTGGTGCTGTCAATTTAAACCTTGTTACTGACTCAACTAGCTCAACTTCAGGTGCTTTGATTGTTGACGGTGGTGTTGGTGTAGCTAAGAAGTTGTTTGTTGGTACAGACTTAGACGTAGAGGGTACAGCTAATCTTGATGTGGTAGATATTGACGGTGCTGTTGATATGGCAAGCACACTTTTAGTTACAGGGGTAGCAACACTTACAGCTAAACCTGTTGCAAACGCAGGGGTATCTGTAAAGAATGGTTCTACATCAGCAGGGTTCCTTGAGTTCTTTGAGTCTTCAGGTAATGGATCAAATAAAGTAACACTGATTGGTCCTGCATCTACTGCAGATATTACCTTGACTTTACCTTCAACTGCTGGTACAGTTGCAACAACCGAATCAGTGACTACTATAGCACAAGACGAAGCAACAGCTTTAGCAATCGCCCTTGGATAAGGAAACAAATTAATGGCAAATACTTTTAAATCAGTAACTAGAGAGGCGGTTCCCAATTCAGCAGGTACAGCCGAAACAGTTTTTACACAAGCTAGTGGCACTAGGTGTGTAATACTAGGATTAACTCTTTCTAATATTCACACTTCTCAAGTGACTGCTAGTGTTATTCTTTCCAGTGACACTACTCAATCAAATCAAGTTGCAAATACAGATGCGTTTATTATTAAAGATGCAGCTATACCAGTAGGTTCTTCTTTGTCTGTTTTAGACGGTAAAATGATTGTCAATGCAACAGACATTATTAAAGTAGACTGTAGTGTGGCAGATAAAGTCTCAGTAATTATGAGCTACATGGAGATTGACAGCTAATGGCAGGTTATATTGGTAATCAAGCGCAGATCAGGTCAGGGCTTAGTGCAACTATTGATGAGCTTAATATTATTGATGGGGTTACTGCTACCACTGCTGAGTTAAACTACAATGATACAGGTGCTGCAGTAGGAACTGTTGTAGCCAGTAAGACTGTAACTGCAGATGCAAATAAAGATGTAGCTAGTCTCCGTAATGTAACTCTTACAGGAACAATAAGCACAACAGGCAAGGTAGCTTTACCAGCCACACTTGGTTCTGCAAATCAGGTTCTTACAGTCAATAGTGGCGCAAGCGCTGCTGCATGGGCCAGCCCAGCAGTAGGTTTTGCTCACACGATTAACAGCGGAAATCCAGCATACAACAGTAACCCATCAGCCATAGGCCATATGTGGATTAATACTACAAGCGGAGAAGCATTTATTTGCACGGACGCCACGAATAATGACAACATTTGGGTTTCTCTTGGAGTTGGAGCTACATCCGCTATAACTAGTTTTTCTGTAACTGGCGGTACTATTACTACTTCTGGTAGTTACACTATACACACGTTCTTATCATCTGCTAATTTTATAGTGACTACAAATACCGCAAAAAATATGGAATACTTAATTATTGCTGGTGGTGGTGGCGGTGGCGGTAAGGGTGGCGGTGGCGCTGGCGCTGGTGGCTTGCTAACAAATATTGGCGGCAGCGCAATGTCTATTAGTTCAGCAACGTACAGTGTTGTTGTTGGTGCTGGCGGTGCTGGGGGTAGTGGCGAAAATGTTGGCACAAACGGCGCTTCATCTTCGTTTAACTCTATATCAACAACTGGGGGTGGCGGCGGTGGACGCTGGAATAATATTGACGGACTTGACGGCGGCTCTGGCGGCGGTGGCGGCAAAGATGGTGGTGATGGCGGTTCCGCTGTAAGCGGCCAAGGAAATACTGGTGGCACCTCTACAGGCGCTGGCTTCTATGGTGCTGCTGGCGGGGGCGGCGCTGGCGCTGTGGGTGGCTCTGGCATTGCGTCTGAAGGGGGAGGTGCTGGTGGAGCAGGGGTTGCATCATCAATAACGGGAACATCAGTTAATTACGCTGGTGGCGGCGGGGGTAGTACAAATTCAGATGCCTCAGATAATAATAACGGTGCTGGCGGCTCTGGCGGTGGCGGCAATGCTGGAGCAAATGATCTTGCAGCTCAAAATGGCACCGCAAATACTGGAGGTGGCGCTGGGGGTGGTGGTTTTACTGGAAACATCCTTGGCGGTAATGGCGGCTCAGGCATCGTTATTATCCGCTATTTGACATAAGGAGATTAGATATGACTAGAGCAAGAGACACAGCAACGAACAGTCACGTTACAACAGCGTAGGATTAATTATGGCACATTATGCAAAAGTAAAGAATGGGATTGTTACAAGCGTGATTGTAGCAGAGCAAGATTTTATTGACACTCAGGAAGGCACTTGGGTTCAAACATCATACAACACAACAGGCGGTAAACACTTGTTGGGAGGTACACCACTTCGTAAAAACTATGCTGGTATTGGCTATATATATGACAGCACAAGGGATGCTTTTTATACACCACAGCCTTATCCAAGTTGGGTATTAAATGAAGATACTTGTATCTGGAATTGCCCTGTTGCGTATCCTAGTGATGCTAGTGAAGATAAAAGATACACTTGGGATGAAGACACAACAAATTGGGTTGAGATAGACTAATAACAAAGGGGGCAGTAATGCCAAGATACCACAACATTAACGGAGAAAACGTACAGTTCACAGCAGCAGAAGAAACTGCCCGTGATGCTGAAGAACAGACATGGGCTGATGCTGCAGACACACGTGCTGCTGTACAGGTCCGTGAAGAACGTGATGCACTACTGGCTGCTACAGACTGGATGGGCAACAGTGATGTAACCATGTCAGACGCATGGACTACTTATCGTACAGCACTACGCAATGTACCAGCACAGGGTGGATTCCCTAACAGTATTACGTGGCCTACCAAGCCTAGCTAAAGGATAGATTATGACTAAAGCAAGAGATACAGCTAACATTGTAGGCGGTGGGTTTTCTGGCACTATTGCTGGTGCCACAATGGAACCTACGGGTGACACTGCTGCAGGTGATAATGCTGCAATGGGCTTTACTGCTGCTGAAGGTCTGATCCTCACAGGGGACGGTAGTACAGGTGACGTTACAATTAAGAATAATGCGGATGCATTAGTAGCTCATGTACCCACAGGTACTACAGGAGTTAACTTTGCTGGAACACCAACTTTCCCTGATGGTAGCATTGCTATAGCAGACTTAGATATTGATGGTGGTACAGACATAGGTGCTGCTCTTGTAGATGCTGATCTAATGATCGTTGATGATGGGGCTGGTGGTACAAACCGCAAGGCTACCATGAGTAGGTTAGCTACTTATATGGGGGGTAAGATTACTGGTGGGAGCATGGTGTTTATTGCTTCTAGTGGTGCTATAAGTGATGATGCTACTGCAGACTTCATCCAATTTGATTCTTCTGCATATGACAGTTATGTGTTTCATTTTATAGATGTATTACCTGCTACTGATGATGTAGAAATGAGGGCATTAACAAGTTCTGATACGTCTAGCCATAGTTACGATACAGGTGCTGCTGATTATACAGTGGCACTTGCAGCCGCTACTACGGATGCATATGGTCAACTATATAAGGCTTATGGAATTGGTAGTGCGGCTAATGAAGGTTTTAACGGTAAAGTAAGTGTTTTAAACCCTCACACCAGTAACCACACAAAAATATCAGTAGACGGTGGTACTGCATTTTTGGCATCAGGGGCAGGGTTTAATGCGGGTGCTTATAACCACAATGGTTTTGTTAGAAAAGAAGCAGCACAAGTAAATGCAATTAGATTTTATTTTGAAAGTGGCAACATAGCAAGTGGCGAGATCGTAATGTACGGCATAGCTAACGGATCATAAGGAAAAACAATGGCAGGTTATATAGGCTCAGTACCCGTACCCCAAGCAACAGAAACTAGGGACGTTTACACAGCTACATCAAATCAAACTACATTTACTACAGGGGGTTACACTCCTAACT